TGGCACTTGCTCCTTGAAGGTTGGAAATAACAAGTCTGTAGTTATCGTAAGTTGAACTAAATACCGATGTTATGTTTGCTGTTGTAACACCAGAGAACGTTCCGCTGGACAAATAAACAAGGCCAATGTCTCCAGTTGTTGCAACCGTTCCTGATTTGTTAGGCAAAGTGACAGTACGGTTAGCAGTCAAAGTAGCAGTATTTAGCGTCAAACTGCGGTTGTTGGTACCAGCAACAGGACCCACTATATTAAGAGCATCGGCACTAGGAGTATTAGTGTTCAAACGAATGTTGGCACTACCATCCGTAATATGAAGTCGTGCTAACGGTGTAGCAGTACCCATACCAACATTACCTGAAGCATCAATAACAAAAGGTGTTATATCACCAGTTGCATCTTCTACACGGAACGACTCGCCTGTACCTGAGTTAGTGATACGCATAGCAGTACCAGTAGATACTTGCACATCCAAAGTTGCACTAGGGCTAGCAGTACCAATACCTACACGGTTGTTAGTAGCATCAACATAAAGTGTGTTTGTGTCTACAGTTAGCGCAGTTGCTGTTAGTGTTGTCCCATCAAATGTTAAGTTGGCGCTGCCAGCAGGGTTGTTTGAACCATCTTTATAGACAACTTGATTAGCGGAACCAGCAACTGGTCCAGTAGCACCTTGTGTCCCTTGAGGTCCAGTGGAACCTTGCGGTCCTGTATCACCTTGTGGTCCAGTATCGCCATTCATACCATTCACGCCGTTTGAGCCTTGAGGGCCCTCCGCCCCTTGAGGACCTTCTGAGCCTTGTGGACCCTCTGCCCCTTGAGGACCCTCTGGTCCATTTCCTACAAGAATGCTCCATTCCGAAGGGGAAATTACGGGGTCATTATCTAGATTGTTATCAACGATAGATATATAAGAACCACGAATTTCCCACCCACCAGGACTATTAAGACTAGGAAAGAATACGACATCGCCAATATTGTAAGTTGTGAGAGATGACCACGACCCTAGATATGTAAATCCTGGTCCAGTAGCACCTGTAGCACCTGTTGCACCTTGTGGTCCTTGTGGTCCTTGTGGTCCAGTGCTTCCCTGTGGGCCAATATCTCCTTGTGGGCCAGTAGAACCTTGGGGACCTGTAGCTCCCTGTGGTCCTGTCGAACCCTGGGATCCTGTTTCGCCCTGAGGACCAATTGAGCCTTGTGGTCCTTGCGGTCCAGTAGAACCTTGAGGGCCTGTGTCTCCTTGGGGGCCAGCAGCACCTTGTGAGCCAGTAGCGCCTTGTGAGCCAGTAGCGCCTTGGGGCCCTTGTGGTCCAGTTGCACCTTGGGAGCCAGTAGCGCCTTGGGATCCGACATCTCCTTGGGGGCCAGTTGCGCCTTGGGGACCTGTGGCTCCCTGGGCACCTGTTGCTCCTTGAGCTCCTGTGGCTCCCTGCGGACCTTGAGGGCCAGTATCACCTTGTGGTCCCACTGATCCCTGAGGGCCCGTGGAACCTTGCGGTCCCGTGTCTCCTGTGGTGCCAGTAGCTCCCTGAGCGCCAGTGGCTCCTTGAGCTCCAGTTGCTCCCTGTGAACCAGTTGCACCCTGCGAACCAGTTGCACCTTGTGCGCCTGTATTACCAGTATCACCTTTGTCGCCAGTACGAACAAATGTAATAATTATATCTTGACCATTTGCCCATGTTGGAGAAGAGCCAGTCAGATAAGTAACTGGAACTTTATAATATGAGGATACATAAGTGTGTGCTCCACTTATTGCGTAATAAGCAAAGACCGCTGAATTCCCAACTTCTTCTACCCTAAAGTGTCCCTTAATTGCGGAACTTGAATCATCAATTGTTTCAAGATATGCAGATACATCTATGGAGTTACTGTCAACTGGGTCTATATATAAGAAAGTTGCAGTCGCGAGAGTATTGTCAAACTTTAAGTTTGTTGTGCCGGGATCACTGTCTGCTGTACTTGTTAAGTAATTATATGAAAAAGTTGCTCCGCCAAAAGAGCCCGTTGCTCCCTGTGCCCCAGTGCTACCCTGAGATCCTGTGGCACCTTGAACTCCCTGTGGACCAACAGATCCCTGAGCTCCCGCATCCCCCTGTGGCCCAGTTGCACCTTGGGGACCAGTTGCGCCTTGTGGGCCAGTGGCGCCTTGAGGGCCAGTAGCGCCTTGAGCGCCTTGCGAGCCAACTGCTCCTTGAGGTCCGACGTCACCCTGTGGGCCGACCGAACCCTGAGGTCCAGTATCCCCTTGGGCGCCTGTTGAACCCTGAGGTCCTGTTGCGCCTTGTGATCCTGTTGCACCTTGGGAGCCTGTTGCTCCTTGAGCTCCTGTCGCTCCCTGCGAACCAGTTGCACCTTGAGAACCGACGTCCCCCTGTGGGCCTTGCGGACCCGTTGATCCTTGTGCTCCAGTTGCACCTTGAGAACCTGTAGCTCCTTGCGGACCAACGTCACCCTGTGGGCCATCTCCACCAACTGGTCCTTCGCTACCTTGAGCTCCAGTTGCTCCCTGAGGGCCCGTCGCACCTTGAGTACCAGCGGAACCTTGAGGACCCTGAGATCCAGTAGCTCCTGTGGCACCTTGAGGACCCGTAGAACCTTGAGATCCAATATCACCCTGAGGGCCTTGTGGGCCTGTGACGCCTTGGGGACCAGTAGCACCTTGTACTCCTGTTGCCCCTTGGGGACCAGTGGAACCTTGTGGTCCTATGTCTCCTTGAGCGCCAGTGGAACCTGTTGCACCCTGAGAACCTGTGGCTCCTTGAGAGCCCGTAGCTCCTTGGGAGCCTGTGGCTCCTTGAGGGCCTTGTGGACCTTGTACACCAGCAAGAAGACTGGTACCAACACCATCGCCTCCGGTAGTTATGTCAAGATAAAAACCTCTTGCATTTCCGCCTTGCTCAAAAAAGCGAAGTCTGTTTTGCCAAACGTCAATAGTAACTCCACCAGTAAGAGTGGTGTTGGTAACTGCTTTCTTTAGGAAAATTTCACCACCCTCATCACCAGATGAGTTATTGGAGATGAGGTTGCCTCCAGCAGCTATATTGCCAGAAACTGAGACGGCGGATGGTAAGCTTACAACAAAAGAGCCAGAGGTTTCAGTTACAGTAATTTGATCTGTAGTGCCAGTAATTCCAGTAATTAATTTAGCGCCAACAATAATATTAGATGCATTCTTATAGAACATCTTGCCATCTGCGTAGTTTAACGCCAGTTCCCCATGAGTCATAGAAACAGGTACAGACGTAGTCGTACCTGAATTCTTAACTAAAATAGTATTAGCCATGTAAAAACCTCTATAGGAATATAAAATAAGCGCTTATGTTAATAGTAACATTTTTTATTCTGTTGTGCCAGAACAAGATTCTAAATCTTCAAAACGTTTAGTAATCAAATCATCGTATTTAGCTGCGATTTCTGCAACGTTGTGTTGGATCAAGACGTTGCGTGTACGCTGTGCTGTAGAGGGACCAATGTGTTGCTTGTAAATCATCTTGGGAATATAATTAAATTTAGTAATTAAAAAAGTTCTAACAACTAAATCAAAATCATCTGCTACAGTAAAACGAGGATCATGCCCATTTAATTCTCTATAGACACTAGCTCGCCATGCACGTACATGATTAGGTGCCGAAACGATATGTCTAATAGTAGTGGGATTGACTTCTGGAGCACGCATTGTCCAGACTTGGTGTTCTTCATCCCAGTAATCTGAACCATAACCAAAAGCCCAACCGTCTGGATATCTTCCGGATTGACCATCAGGTAAAATTTCACACCAATCAGAATAAACAAAACCAACTTCTGGATCCGTAAATGCGTCAGTAATTAACTGTAGTGCGTCGGGCATTAATTCATCATCGTGATCTAACTCTACTAGAATGTCACCCTCGGCTGCCATCATGCACTGACGTTTAACTCTGCCAATGCTTCCAGAATGAACATGTGATTTATGCGCCATCAATCTAAATCTTTCATCAGACGCTAAACCATAAATTTGATTCCATGTATTGTTATTTGTAGAGTCATCCCAAACGACCAATTCCCAATCGGTATAAGTCTGAGATTTAAGACTTGCCCAAGTTCTAGCTAGAATACTTGGATCAGTATTATAAGTTGGTGTACAAATAGAAATCATTTAAGCCTCAGTATCAATAAAATATATGTATATATTATCACATTAATTTGCAATGTGTCAATAATCCTTACTCTTATTTAAGGACTTTAGTCTTACTATTTTATCGAGGATGGGAGTCTTTATCATGCGGAATTTTATTGGTAACTTATTTAGGTTTTCTACTATATCACTAGCTATTGTTGGCTTTTTCGCGCCACTATCAAGTGCGCACGCAAGCAACTTATTAGTCAACGGAGATTTTAATGGATCGTCCGGATGGACTGTCTCTCAAAATGGAGGCTCTGGAGTTTTATTCAATGGCGCTTTGCGATTTTCCTATCAGACCGGCGAAGTATTTCAAGCTATCACTGTTACACCAGGGGATACTGTAACTCTTTCATTTGCGGTTGACAACAGTCTAACAAATAGCGTAGGCCAAGGTGTTGTATCGGACACCTGGACAGCAACGATATCTTCTAATTCTCCTTCTCCCGCCTCAGCCACAGTCACTAGATCTGTTGCTCATGATCTTGAAAACTTCAGCCTGTCCATTACAGTTCCGCAAGGTGCAACGACCGCTACAATAACCTTTAGTGGTATGGACAAAGGTTTTTGGAGTGGGCACTACGGTCCAAGTATTGATAATGTCTCCATAGGAGTGACCCCAGCGGCTTTCGTCCCGACAGGGTATCCAGCAGACCAGCAGTGGGAAGCAGTGACTTACGGTGATGGAAAATTTGTGGCCGTTGCTTCGTCCGGAGATGGCAACCGTGTCATGACTTCAACAAATGGCAATTATTGGACCTCAAGAACGTCTGCTTCTGATAGTAACTGGCAGGGGATCACCTACGCCGACAATCAGTTTGTTGCGGTTGGTTCAAATGCTGTAATGACCTCGCCTGATGGAGTTACTTGGACATCAAGAACTGCGCCAGTTGGCGAGTGGCAAGCAATCACGAACTGTGGCGGTCTTTTTGTTGCTACCGCAACTTGGGGTAGCAATTATGTAATGTCTTCCACAGATGGTGTTGAATGGACATTACGCACTCCATCTTATGGATGGTCACATGACGCTGTTGCCTGTAGTGCAACAATTCCACGGTTTGTATCTGTGTCTCAGTTTGGTAGAGCATGGTCTTCCGCCAATGGAACTACTGGCTGGTCTACTCAAAACCCTGGTGCAATTGTGGATATCCGAACAGTTGCGTTTGGTAATGGTCGTTTCTCGTGGCTTGAGTACAGCACAAACTCGGGAAATAGATACGGCGGTTACTCCATAAATGGATTGAACTGGTCTGCTGGACTTGTTCCATCTAACCAGTGGAAATACATCACCTACGGCGAAGATAAATTTATTGCGGTAGCGGAAGGTGGATTAAATTCCCGCTCCGCTTATTCAACCGATGGTGCGAACTGGACGCTAGGTTCTGGAGTTCCAAATAACTCGTGGCAAGGGGTTGCTTATGGGGCTGGAAAGTATGTTGCTGTAGCAAACTCTGGAACAGACAACAGAGTTATGACTTCTGCGGATGGTCAATCATGGGAGAGTCTGTCTGTCACTCCTCCTCCGTACTTCAATGCCGTCACAAACCTGACGGCTGATGCCAACGCAGATGGAAGCGTGAACCTTGACAGGGATGCGCCAACATCAAGCAATGTTGACATCTACGCTTATGCAGTTAGTTTTTACGACCTTGACGAAATTGGTGGAACCACCTCAGGCGGTTGGGGTTTATCGACTAATCAAGGAACTACTTATTTGTTAAGCACTGGGATGTTCTCTGGTAGCAATCCTCTCACGACTGGATACGGACCAGTTCGCTTTGGCATTAAAGCAGGAAATCAGAGCTGCTTTTCCAGCGCAGGCGTAGGTCCATGCGTGTATGGACCCGAAGTCACTGTTGATGCAACTGTTCTTGATCCAACCCCCGCCACAACAACTACCACCGAGCCCGAACCAGAAACAACTACCACAACTGAGCCCGAGCTAGAAACAACAACTACCACCGAGCCAGAGGCAGAAACCACCACCACAACTGAGCCAGAGCCAGAAACAACTACTACAACTGAGCCGGAACCAGAAATAACTACTACAACTGAGCCAGAAACAATTCCTCCTGTAGTTATTCCTCCAGATACAGATCCCCCTACAGTTGATCCGGAACCAGAAACTACAGTTCCCGAACCAGAAACAACTATTCCTGAACCAGAAGTTATAGAGCCGGAGCCTGAGACTACTGTTCCGGAAGAAATATCTGATCAAGTGGATGAGATTTTATCTGGAGATTTAACTGAAGAAGAATTTGCTAATGCCGTAGATGAAATTTTAACTTCAGCTGATAACGAAGAAGAATTAGTTGCTGCAGCTACAGAATTATTATCTGGTGACCTATCGGAAGAGCAGTTCACAGAGGTTATTGATCAAGTGTTTGCGGAAGAGTTAAGCGATGAAGCGTTTGCTGAAGTGCTTGATACCGTGTTTGAAGAACCACTGAGTGACGAAGAGTTTACTGCAGTCATTGATGCCGTCTTAGATCAGCCATTGAGTGATGAGCAATTTGAAAATCTAGTTGACGTGTTGAGTAGTGAAACAGTTACTGATGAGCAAGTACAGGAAGCTGTCGATGCAATTATAGAAAATGGAATCACGGAAGAGCAAGCAACTGAGATTGCCACAAGTGCAGAGGTACTATCATCTATCGATGGAGAACAAGCAGCTGAAATCTTTGCTGAGATCCCCATAGATGACATAACAGATGAACAGGCTTTGGAAATTATTGCTGCGGTACAAGAAGCTCCAACAGAAGTCCGTTCTTCATTTGAAGAAGAAATAAACATATTTGGCTCAGGAAGTTTAAATACTTATGTGCCGTTAGGTTCCAATATAAATGTGGGACAGAGAAGAGCAGTTATAGCTGCAGGAGCAGTTATTGCTGTTGCTCCAGTAGCTGGAGCCTCAAGAAGAAAATAACAACAGGGAGATATAATGAAAAAATTTATAACTAAATTAATAGCTGCACTTTATGAGCAGGCCTGGACAATAGCTGGAACCATATTAGTTCTTATTACTTTGTCTGGCGATATACAATCATGGGGAATTAAAATTAGCATTGCCACTTTAGTGATAGTAT